ATCAAACATCATTTGTTGGTTTTGCCCTTCGACTTCTACTACGACAGGACGCGTACCGTAGTAAGTGCCCATCATATCGAATAAGATTCGGCCTATATCCTCAACCCACTCATACAGGTTAGCCTTTGGATTCTCTAATGGAATCGCTGTACTTTTCTGGACCGCAATAATAGCGGAAGTATTTTTCGGGTCCACTTGACCTAATGCTGCATCGGATACACCAAGCATTTCTTTTGTAAAGCCCATTACCTGTTCAATCACCTGCATGATTTGGTTGCTCATGTTCCCAGGTTGCAAATAACCCGCAATATTGGACATATTCGTTTCAAAGCCCACACCGCTGACAGGTATCGCAGAACCTATTGAGTTATCCCAAGTTGAAATAATATCCGAGTTGTAAACCGCTTTCGGAAAGGCTGTCATCATGAGGTGATACATAACCATTGCAAACATACGATTGATAAATATTTGATTCGGCATAATACCGCTTGCTGAAGCAATTCCGTGATAATTGTTTTTCCGTTTGATCCAGTTCATCCAGGCTACAGGATAACGAGATAAGCCAGTATCTACATCCTTGTAAATGTACGTATTCCTAACGCTCTTAGACACCATTATATTACCCGTGTCGGGGTCTTTTCGGTAAACGATGATATACAAGGCTTTACCTGATTCGTCACTGTCTACCTCGATAATGGAAGCGTCATGACTTGCTTCCCAGAAGTTTTCCTTATCTGCTGTAATCTCGCCATCGTCACCATTAGCAGATTGATACTTCTTCTTTTCCGCTTGCAAGTTCGCTACAGTATCACGTCCGCTAATAATGATGTATGGCTGCTTATCTACATTGGTTGTATTGGCGTTGCCGAAGAATACATTCGTACCATCCACCAACTCCATGCAGATCTCGCCCATAGCTTCCGATTGATTACCGAACGGCTTTTCATCTGTATCCCAATAGAAGTGCGCCGCCGCATCTCCTGTTGTTGCTGCATCGAATAACGCATCTTTAATACGGAAATCCATTTTCAGCTTCTCTAATAGATTCTCTACCGCGCTATTCGCAAACTTTGAAGGTGTCAAAGTGTTTGGATCCTCACCGTCTGCCACATTTAACAGCGGTTCAAAGTGGATAGCTGTTTTAGATGAGGTTAAAGCTGCTACCTGGAACTGTATAACACGTTTCATAATGTTAAATACAGGTTTCGGCATGTTATCCGCTTTAAGGTTGCGCCATTGGTCATCGTTAAAAAATGCGATATTCGCATCAACTGTATGATAATAGTTAGGCTTCATTTGGTTGTTGTAGTTCTTACCAGCTTCGTATAAAGCCCAATCTTTTGTTTTCTTGGAATTCTTCATTAAATTAGCGATTTATCTCACCACTTTCTCTCAAGCGCTTTATCCATGTCATAGCTCATTAAATTCTCAAAGTGAGCTTGAATGCGTTTAGCTTTCTCTAGTTGTTCTTCGTCAACCTCCATCGGCTGTGGCGCTTTAACTTGTGTCTGTTTCCCTTGCCGTTTGCCCATTTCGTAGACAACAAAAAAGACTGCCATGGTTAGCAGCCCTAGAAAGAATTCCATGTTATTCACCTACCTTATTTCCATAACGATTTTCCGTATTTCAACCGATGATGAATACTAATGATTGCACCTGCGAATAAAATCCCTGTGAGTCCTCCTAAAAGCTGCCCTAAAAACTGCGCTAATTCCATATAATCACCTACCACTGTGTAAAGTGTTTAACTGGCGGTTTCCCACCTGTCATTGTCTTAATCGACTTCTGCAGTTTCTCTTGTGGGGAAACATAGTTCGGATCACGTTTTTCTTCATTCACCGCATTCAACGGCCTAGCACTACAGAAGTATCTAATTGCATCAGGCGCATGTGTTATTTCATGTGGTTCGTTTGCTACGTCATTAGGATCTCTATCGTCAAATTGTAATTGAGGAAGCGTTCTAATTAAATTGGAACAGTTTTTAAATATCCTTAGTTTTGCAACCATTTTGGTTTCCCCTGTTTGTTCATCTTTAGAGTTATATGGCTTAATCCATTCCTTAACGTTGTACCAACCTTGCACCCTGTCATTATTCGTTTTCATAAATTGAATGCCATTCTCACGGAATAAGTCTACTGCACTCTTCCCTGTTTCCTGTCTCCTATTCCATAAGTCAGGAGGTGCATACCATCTATAAATAGAATCCGATCCGTTTACCTCTTTCATGCGTTTAGCCGCTTCGGAGATAATCAGATTCGATTCGTACAATTCCTTATATACATAAGCAAAACCTTGGGTATCTATAGCAATCCAGTAAGCTGCCAACATATCCAAACCATAGTCAATTGCCACATATCTCCGCCAATGCTTCGGGATAACAAAAGGCTCTATTGTGTGTATATCACGGCTAAATTCACTGAAGTATTGACCGTCAAACGCATCCCAATCACCATCTAACATGGCTTTTCGTTGATTCTCTGGAAGATTCTCAAGTGTTTCGATATATTCAGGGTTGGTATCCATCAATACTTTATTGTCGTACACCTTAGCAGGGATAAACTTGTAATCCTTCGATTTTTCTTTCGCTCTGTAATCCTTATCAATGAATAAACGTTTAAACCAATGATGCCCAACGTTACCAGGGTTAGAGGTGTAATACACTCTAGGTTTGAAATCCGTCCGCGTACTACGGTTAGAAGTGATAATGAAATCCTTCATACTCTCTGTGAAGTGAGTTGCTTCTTCAAATCCGATCACATCATATTCTTGCCCTTGATATTGGAATACATCTTTCTCATGGTCACAGTAACCGAGTTTTAAACGGGATCCATTCGGGAAAGTAAATGATTTATCCGTTTCTTTATAGGTTGCATATCCATATAATTCGGATAACAACGGCATAATGTGATTCTCTCTTAATTCAGGTAACGTTCTCCGTAATAGAAGGAGCTTTAACCCTGGATATTTAAGAGCTAGTAATAAAAACTTCCTTCTCATAGCCCACGACTTACCGCCACCTCTTGCACCGCCATACGCTATGTGTCTGGATGTAGATAGGAAGAATTCCTTTTGCTTATCATTCGGATACCCTTTTAAGGTTATTTGGACCATTCGTCAAGTTCACCTTCCATCTTGACGGTAATCGTTGCATCCACATCCGCTTTTACTTCCTGTTTCTCAATGAAAGCAGCGTTTGTTTTCGCTATATATTCAGAAGCTTTTAAACGGTGTTTAAGGTCCGCTCCTACATCCCGAATAGTTTCACTCCAGAATTGCTTTACTTCTTCCATCGTGACAATCCTGTCATTCTCAAGCTGTTTATTGCGCTCTTCTATATATGTTTGAACCTTAACATTTCTTAACAGACGGCTCGCTGCTGCTTCTGCCACATTACCTTTAGCCTTATATCCAGCACGTTGGTAGGATTCAGAAGCGTTGCCTGATTCAATGTAATAATCCGCAAACTTTTTTTGTTGTTCTGATAACATTACATTTCACCTACCTCCGTTCATTTCCCTTTTCTCTCCACAAAACACCGTAATGTTCTCTAGACAGAAATAAACAACGCCCCCACCATTGGCTTCACTGTTGTTTGTTTTCCCGCCCGAAGGCACACCAAAAAAAGACGATCCCCCCGGATGGGAACCGTCCACATTATCAAGTCGAACTAGATTGCAGGTTCTAGCACATTTGTTAGGACTTTTCCGAGTCCTCTGATACTATCAATATATCATGTAAAATCGTGCGATGTATGGCTCTTTTACTGCATTATTCTGCCACTTCATCTTTTGTCCGTAAGGCGTAATTACTTCTTTTTCTTCTTAAACAATTTTAAAAACCGTTTTCGCAGTTCCAGCAAGACTTCTTCAATAATATCTCCACCATTTATCAAAACGTAAGCACTCCTTTTTATGACGCAATTTTGGTCTATAATTCATCAAATAAAACCAAATGCTTCTGCAACTACCGCAATCATTTCCCTTTTCAATCGGTAATACGTCCGATCAGGTAAATCTAAATCAGTATACACATCCACATCATACCGACCTAATAAAAACTTATAATCCCATATTCTCTGTTGAACAGGTTTTAAGGAGTGATATACTAAATCTAATTTCCGTTTTGTCTTGATATATTCATCCACATCAATTTTATTAATCGCCAGTTTTTCCGTTTCACTATGGAATTGATTCCCTCTTTGTGATTCACTCGCTTGATAGTTCACCACTAATTTAGGAGCATCCAACTTTCTTGATTCAATGATAGCTTCCAGGTTCTTATAACTGCTCATAAGCTTTTCTGTTTTCCGTTTTACATCTTTACTTAGTCGTGTATCTAAGAAGGCTAATTGCATCATATCCCACCTTTCGCCACTTCTTTTAGATGGTCATATTTCTTTTTCAATATCTGTATCTGTTCTTGTGTCGAAGTATAAGCCGTTTTCCATCGTAAAGACTCCGCTTCTCCTTCTGCTTCAGCCCTTCTCCATTCACTGGCAGCCATTTCTGCTTTATTTTCTCTGTCCTTTGCTGTTCCCTCTGGATCTAATGAAAACACTGTTGCAATGGTTTCTCTTCGCTTACTCTCTGCTAGTTTCCATTCCTTTGTAGCTGCAGCCCACATACCGCCTAATATCTCAAGAATCTGTCCATAAAGTGAAAGTTTATCCATTAAATGTTTGGGTAGTTCCTCATTTAAGGAATTAGCCTGCTTATATAATTGAGTGAGCTTATCTGTTTTACTCATGTTTATGACCTACCCATGTACAGCCGGCTACAAATCCAAAGTTAAATATGAGGATCGCTAATATGATTAAAGCGAGAGTCATTTCTTTTTCTCCTCTTTTTTTAGACGTTTCCATTCATCCGTAGTAATCCAGCCGCCGTATTTTTTTACATATTTCATGAGGGTTAATTTGAAATAAGGATACTTGTATTCAAATAGCTTTCTCTTAATCTTAAATTCTGGTGTTTCGTATCCTTTAACATCTATTACTTCGAATTGTCCATCCATATGAAGAACTATAAAATCAGCCTTATACACAATCGGTCGATATTGTTTTCCGTCCTTTTTAAAATTTTCTTGCAATAGATATTCAGGTTGTAATCTGAATCCGTCTATTTTTCCATCTTCCTGCTGTTGTTTTAGGTGTAGGTAG